CAATTAAGTAATTTTACCTGTCATTTTATAGAGACCATTTTCGTCCTGAGAAACATTAATCTTGAGTGTCATGCCTGTGGAAATTGCACTTTGATCATTAAAGTCAACATCAAATTTATCAATTTCCATACCCCTACCGAAGACTTCTGTTGCTTTCTTTAGAGGCAAAGAAACAGAACCACTTGCAGGAATATCCTTGTCGTCAAAATCAAAACCAATGAAATTCAGTTTTGTTCTAAGGTTGCTGATTGCATTCCTTGGACTCAGATAGCCTTTATTTAGTTCAAAGTTAACGGCTTGGTTGATGTTGGCAATTGTTTCTGGATCGGACTTATTTGCTTGATATCTACCTTGTCGGGTGCTACCGACACCAACTTCGTGATGACTTTCTCTAATGTCTTTGAATTTTTTCATTTTTTGTTCCTAAAGAATTCTGCTGCGTTCTCCCAATCTTTCACCTGACTTTTGGTGGTAGACTGATTTCCTTGGTTCGATTTTGAAAGATAACTTTTATAAATGTTTTGTTTATCCTCTAGTGTCTTTGCATTTGATGCCAATTCACCTGCCTGCTTTGCAGATTTTAGAAGATGATCAGGAAGAGTCGGTGCTTGTGAAGCAGTAATCTTCTCAATATCACCAAGTAATGCTTTATTTGCATCACTGGTATCTGTGAAAGGTCCTTGTGGGTTGAAGTTTCCCTGACCACTTGTTACGGGATTGCTTTCTTGTTCACTCATTGTTTAAATCTCCTTATAACTTATATATGTATAAAAATCAACGACCAGGCCGATTTCTTCGCCGATTTCGTTCTCTTCGTTGAGCAATATCAATTTCACGTTCGTGTTTTGTCCGAACTCTTTCATTTTCGTCTCTGTGTCTTTTCTTGATTCTGTCGATGGCGGAAATCTGTTCTTTTAATTTTCCTTTAGGCATTTTTCCTGCTGGTATTTCGGGTTGTCCGCTTCGGAATTGTAATGGAACCGTAACAGAATTTACAAATGTCCACAACCATTTTGACCAGTCTGTAATACCATCCCACAAACCATTAATGAAAGCACTTACTTGTTGTACGGTCCAGCCCAATGTATTCATGAACCAAGATTGTACATTTTCCATTATTCGATCATATAGGGTAACCGAACCACCCCATGCTTCCACTACCCACATTATCCAGTCTTCCATGCTGGTGAAATCGTCCCAAGAATAATCAATTCCATATATGAATATTCCTGAGATGAACAATTCCCAGTACATGTCATAATTCGGATCTGCTGGGTTTTGCCACCAATACATAGGGAACGACGTTACCATAGCATTAAATTGATCAATAGATTCTCCACTCATGCTAACGCCTGGTGGAAGGAAGTTGTTTAGATTAACTCCACCGCCAATTGCATATGATCTACTAATGTGTGGTTTTGCTACGAATCTTCGCCATCTCTTTTCAAACAATTCTTCTGGAGTATCGCCTTCTTCAGGAAGAAGGTCTTCAATACCAGACGGATCGACTTGTTCTAAAACAAAATCTGCCGTTTTAAGAGATCTATTAATTCTATCTAATCTGTCGTACATCTACAAACCTCTTAACTGGTTGTCCGGGTGTGATCGCCTGGTGTTCTTCTCTTGCTCTATCTGTTCCGTCTTCGAGGGCCTGTTTTTTCCCTTGATAAAACCCATTAGACCAGTACTTTTTGTTTCTTGTCAGTGCAACTGCTTCGTTCTTTCTGGAAAAACTACGATTACTGTTTTTGGATTTTACTCTTAGATTCTTAACACCATTATTTAGGGGATTTCGGTCTTTGTGATCTACATCTTTTCCATCACCCCTACGAACTCTACCTTCCGCCTCTAGTTTTCTTCTTGCTTTGTTTCTACTGCTTCGTCTAGCAATTTGTTCTGGTTTTCCTTGGTAGTTGTCGTATTCGTCTCTATAATTTCGTTCGTCTTTTAGAGTCGCTCTGTTTGTCTTGCTACTATATTTGTAGTCATCCTTTGACTTACCAGAGTACTTCGCTGCACGATCTTTCGCTCGATCCTCGGCGCTCATCGAATTTCTCTTTTTGCCTTTATCAGTTAGTTTCTGTGAACCCTTCTTGAGTACTCCTCTTTTCTGGAGAGAAGCAGTGGCAACTGCAAATGCTTTTGAATCAGACCAAGATGGGTTCTTAGACTTAAGTTGTCCGACAAGTCTGTCGAGAATGTCAGGTTCTGTTAGAAGACGAAATTCTTCATT